GGGGGTAGCTAGCCGGGTAATGGCTCAAGTCAGACTATTGACTGTGGCTTTACGAGTGGTGCTAGGTTTGTGTTGATTAAGCGTACTAATGGTGCGGGTAGTTGGAGGGTTTATGACACTGAGCGTGGTATAGTTTCTGGGTATGACCCCATTCTGCAACTCAATACAACTGGCGCTGAGTATCTGTTTGACGATGGTGTTGATCCTCATAGCTCAGGATTCTCGTTGGATTCAAACGCTATCTACACAAATGCAAATGGAGACTCTTACATCTTCTACGCAATAGCATAACAAGGAGAACACAACATGTATGCTAAAATAAATGGTGGAACAGTAGTAAAGTTCCCATACACATTCGGTGATCTACGCAAGGAACACCCTAACGTATCATTCCCTAAGAACATCACACAGGGTGTCATGCAGAAGTATGGCATGGTGGGTGTCCTAGAAGGGCCACAGCCTACACCTACAGCCTACCAGACAGTTAAGCGTAATGCTCTGCCTACACGTCCTGTCATTGGTCAGTACACAGAAGATGATGCACCTATGCCTGACATGGTTGGTGAAGACATTATCGCTGGTTACTGGATGATTGAGTATACTGCTGTAGATATGTTTGCTGATACTACAGATGAAGATGGTGTAACAACCACTAAGGCTGAACATGAAGCTGCGTATCAGGCGACCCTTGATGCTAAGGCTGCTGAGGCTAACCGCAAGACACGCAATGCCTTGTTGGCTGAAACAGACTATCTAGCCTTGACAGATGTAACTTTAGATGCTATAACTACTACTTATAGACAAGCCCTCCGTGACATTACAGACCATGCCAACTGGCCACACCTTGAAGAGGGTGACTGGCCTGTTAAGCCATAAGGAACACACACAATGACTAAAGCAAGAGACTTAGCAGACTTAATAGCTGCTGGCAGTAGCTTAGCAGATGGCACAGTAGAAGTGGCTGACATTACAGACCTAACTGCTAGTGCTACAGAACTGAATTACATGGATGGTGTCACGTCTAATGTACAGACACAGCTTGACGCTAAAGGCACAGTCTCTAGCTTAGCTGATCTTAGCGTTACTGCTACAGCTACAGAGTTGAACTACGTAGATGGTGTTACCTCTGCTGTACAAACACAGCTTGATGCTAAACTAGAGACGGTAGACATTAGTAGTTACACAGGTGACGTAGACATAACAGGTGAACTTATTGCTGACAGCTATAACGAGACCTACGCTGCTGTCACATCGACTAGCAACGCCACTACGGTCAACTGTGAGGCTGGTAACACATTCAGCCACACGTTGACAGAGAACACTACGTTCACGTTCAGCAACCCACCTGCTACTGGTACAGCTTACAGCATGTCTGTAGAGATCATCCAAGATGCAGGTGCTTCTGGTTACACAGTTACATGGCCTACAAGTGTTGACTGGCCAGCTGCTACAGCACCTACACTCACAGCTACTGCCTCAGCGGTAGACGTATTCATGTTCACTACCCGTGATGGTGGTACTACATGGTACGGCTTCACTGCGGGTCAAGCATTAGCATAAGGAGCTACAATAATGGCTACTAAGAAAAAGATGCTACAGGCTGCGGCTGGTAGTGCTGGTGGTGCTGGCCTGAACGTAGAAGAAGTGTTCAGCACTTATTTGTATACTGGCGATGCCTCCACGCAGACGATCACCAATGACATTGACCTTGATGGCGAAGGTGGTTTGGTTTGGATTAAGGATCGTAGTGTCGCTAGAAATCACTGCCTTACCGACACGGAAAGGGGCGCTTACTCTTCATTAGCTACTAACTTAACAAGCCAAAAAAGAGGCGCAAATACTGTAACTAATTTTTCATCGTCTGGCTTTACTGTTGCACATGATACCAGCGATGCTGTTTTTGCTAACACCACAAACGCATCTGGAGAAACTTACGCCTCATGGACATTCCGCAAAGCCCCTAAGTTCTTTGATGTGGTGACTTATACTGGGGACGGGACAAGTAACAGGCAGATTGCACATAACATAGGTGGGACTGTAGGTTTTATTTTAATAAAGCGATACGACAGCACAGGAAATTGGCTTGCTTGGCACAGACAAGTGGACCCAGGTTATGGCATTTTGGACCTTACACTTGCTTTTGAGGCTGGTGCTAACGGCTTTTTAAATGATGTTACAGACACATACTTTGAAACATCTTGGTTAAACACATCTGGCGCAACATACGTAGCCTACCTCTTCGCCCACAACGATGATGACGGTGGGTTCGGTCCTGATGGTGATGCTGATATTATCAAGTGTGGAAGTTATACTGGGAATGGTTCTAATAATGGCCCTACGATTAACTTAGGGTTTGAACCTCAGTGGTTAATGGTAAAAAATGTACAAAATACAGGCGGTTGGGTTATATCTGATAATATGAGAGGTTTTAATGTAACAGCCAGCCAAAATCTCCAAGCTGATGAGGCTATCCCAGAGACACAAGCAGATATTGGTCATTGGGCTGAACCCACACCGACAGGATTTAAAATAACCAATTCTTCTGCTTATTCAAATCAAGGTAGCACAAAATACATTTACATGGCAATCCGCCGTGGCCCTATGGCTGTGCCTGAAGATGCGACTGAGGTGTTTGAGCCAGCTATTACTTACGATGAGAATAACGATCCGGGCTTTAATAGTGGTTTTGTTACGGATATGTTTTTGTGGCGGCAACCCCAGAGAAGCGATGAGTTTCGGTTTTTCACAAGGCTAAACCAAGGTCAGTCCCTCCGTTTTGATAACAGCTTAGGGGAAAACGCAAATGCGGGTCAACCGTTTGACTTCAGCGATGGTGTTGATGCACCTACGAATGATAATGCTAGGGGTTGGTTGTGGAAACGTGCGCCTCAATTCTGTGATGTTGTTTGTTACACGGGTACAGGCTCTAATCAAAATGTCTCGCATAACCTTGGGGTAGCGCCAGAAATGATGTGGGTAAAACGCCGTGATAATACTGATATGTGGAATATGTATCATAGTAACTTGGGGAATACTCAGTACATTCGTATGGATGGTTCATATGATGGCACTAATACGCCTGTGACAAGTTCTACAACTTGGAATAACACAACCCCTTCTGATACTACATTTACAGTAGGTACTAGGTCAGATGTAAATGGTTACGGTAATACTTATATCGCCACACTTTTTGCATCTTTAGATGGTATATCCAAGGTTGGTTCCTACACAGGCAACGGCTCTAGCCAAACCATCGACTGTGGGTTTACGGCAGGGGCAAGGTTCGTGTTGATTAAGAATATATCGTTTAGTAATAGTAACTGGTTTGTGTTTGATACTGTAAGAGGTATAGTTTCGGGTAATGACAATACCCTATACCTTAACAGTACTGCCTCACAAATTACAAACGAAGACTGTATTGATCCGCATAGTTCTGGATTTAGAGTTACTAATTCAAATGGCTATGTAGACACCAACAACAGCAACCAGAATTACATCTTCTACGCAATCGCATAATCAACTGACACAGGAGAACATCAATCATGTCAGAATACCGTAACAGAGCAACAGGCGAAGTTAAAACACAGGGGCAATGGCGTTCAGCTAACCCCAACATGTCTCTGCCTCGTGTATGGAAAGCAGCCACACTGGATGCACTCAACTTGGATGCTGTACTACGCAGCCCAGCGGCTACTGTAGGTCAGTACCAAACGTCTGTTCGTGATGGCGTTGAGCAAGACGCTAACGGTAACTGGGTAGAGAAGTACGTTGCCCGTGACATGTTTGCTGATACGACTGAAGACGGTGTAACAACCACCAAGGCAGAGCATGAGGCTGCATACCAAGCCACGCTAGATGCCAACACTGCTACAGCTAACCGCACAAAGCGTGATACTCTCTTGGCTGAGACAGACTGGCTGACAATGCGTTCATCCGATACAGCCACACTTATGCCTGCTGCTTGGCACACATATCGTCAAGCTCTACGTGACATTACTTCACATGATAACTTTCCTAACTTATCTGAGTTAGACTGGCCCACTAAGCCATAATAATCCTTGACATTCCAGCTAAAATGAGTTAAACTATGAGTGAAGTAAAGATCTCACATGATGAGTTAGAAGAAATGCTGGATCGTGCAGCAAGGCGTGGGGCTAAGGAAGCCCTACGCTCTATCGGCTTACTTGATAATGATGCACACAAAGATATTACAGAAATGCGTAGCTTACTTGAAGCATGGCGTGATACTCGTAAATCTATCTGGACAACTGTGATAAGAATTAGCACTACGGCTATACTTGTATTTATAGCAGGCGCTGTATGGATGAATGTAAGTAAGTAAAGGTATAGCATAATGGCTAAACGATTTGGTGGCTTCACACCACAGCAACAACAGACACTGCTTTCCAAGATGGGCTACACAGGCCCAGCGCAGCAGGATGACATTAACAAGTTCATGATGTCTAGCCCTAAAGCTTCATCTATGATGGGTAAGTACGCCCAGATGGCTAAGGCTCGTGTATCAGGTGGTCCACAGATAGCTATGAAAACAGGTGGTCTTACAAATTCTACTGCCAATGATGACAATGCGAATAAAACCTCTGATTACTACACTGAAAAGGTTTATGATCCTGTCTCAGGTAAGAACTTAACAGCCTTTCAGCTTGATAATAGAAAAAGCTCTCCTAACTTAGGGCAGGCTTATAAAGACGCTGAGGCTGCTGATACTACTGCTACTACCGAGGATGCTCTTAATTTTGGTACTACCGATACTACACCCACATACGATCCAACTACAGGTTTACCTACTTTAGTAGAAGAGGGTGCAGATACTTCAGCCAAAGATACATACACTCAACAACTAGATCAGTACAAGCAATACCAAGCTGGTCAAGCAGGCGCTGGGCTAGAAGACACACGTGCTACACTGAATGAAGCACAGCGTAACCTAGCGCAAGAGCAGAACCTAAAAGGTCAGTACACTGCTCAACTAGCTGGTATGGCTGCTGTTGACCCA